TCTAAGGACCATCCACGGGTCATTGCCCTGATTAAGATCGTGGTATTAGAAGGGGGTTTATTTGCCTTTGCCATGCCGCGGGGTTCCGGTAAGACGTCGCTGGTGATTGTGGCGGTGATCTGGGCGGTGTTTATCGGCAAGAGAAAATACGTGTGTTTGATCGGCAGCGCCAAAGATCAGTCCATCAATCTCATGCAAAGCATTCAAATGGCCCTGATGACCAACGATCTGCTATTGGAGGATTTCCCCGAGATCGTCTATCCGATCCGGTGTCTGGAAGGCAGCGGCCACAAGCAAAAGGGGCAGCGATACAAGGGGAAACTGACTTATCCGGTCTGGGGGGCGCAGAAGATTGTCTTTCCGACCATTCCCCAAAGCCCGGCCAGCGGTTCGGTCATCACGGTGGATAGCCTGGAGAGCAATATCCGGGGCCAGATTTATACCACCCTGGCAGGCAGGATCATCCGACCGGACTTGGTTCTTCCGGACGATCCCCAGACGCGGGAATCCGCCCATTCGCCCACCCAGACGGCCCAGCGATTGAGAATCTTAAACGGCGATGTATTGGGCCTGGCCGGTCCCGGCAAAAAGATAGCGGGCTTGATACCGTGTACGAAGATTTGCGTGGATGATCTATCCGATCAGATTTTGAATCGAGATAAAAATCCTGAATGGCGGGGGGAATGTACCAAGATGGTGTATCAATTCCCCACCAATCAAACGCTATGGGATGAATACGCCCGGATTCGAGCGGAAAGTTTACGGATTCACGACAACGTTCGCGAGGCCACGGACTTTTATCGTAAGCATCAGGCGGCAATGGATGAGGGGGCGGTAGTGGCGTGGACGCAGCGGTTTGACGAAGATGAGGTTTCGGCCATTCAGCACGCCATGAATCTAAAGCTTCGGGATGAGGAAGCATTCTTTGCCGAATACCAGAATGAACCGATGACAGAACAAACGGACGAGGAAGTATTAAAACCGGACCAGGTGATCGAGCGGATCAATGGCCGCAAGCAAGGGGAAGTGCCGTTACGCTGTCAATATATCACGAGTTTTATCGACGTACACGATAAGGTGTTGTTTTACATCGTGTGTGCCTGGGAGGAAGATTTCACCGGGTACATCATCGACTATGGGGCCTATCCGAATCAGAACCGGTGGCATTTTACACTCCGGAAGGCGCCGGTGACGTTAGCCAGAAAATTCCCCGGTGCCGGAAAAGAAGCCGCTATTCAACAAGGATTAGAAGATTTATCCAGAATATTGACAGAGAAGGAGTGGCACAAGATCGGGGGCGGATCGCTTAAACTGGAACGGTGTTTGGTTGATAGTGGCTATATGCCAGGAACTGTTGAGAATGTACGTCACAAGTTTAGCAGTGTATTTATGGCCAGTCGAGGGATCTCCATCCGAGCGGCGAATAAGCCGATCAGCAGCTATCAGCGGAAGCCGGGGGAACGGTACGGTCATCACTGGTATATCCCCAACGTCGCCCGGACACGGGAATTTCCGTATGTGGCGATTGACGCGAATTACTGGAAAACCTTTGTCCACGAGCGGATGATGGTTGCCGTAGGGGACCGCAGCAGTCTATCTATTTTCGGCAAACAACCGAATCGCCACCGGCTATTGGCGGAGCATATCGCCAATTCCGAGGTATGGACTAAAACGGAAGGACACGGGCGGGTGGTGCACGAATGGAAAATCAAGGCCGGAGCGCCGGATAATCACTGGCTGGATTGCCTGGTCGGGTGTGCGGTGGCGGCCTCGATGTGCGGATGCAGTTTGCCGGGGCAGAATATTGAAGATCAAAAAAGCCGTAAATCCTTGAAATTGTCGGAGTTACAGAAAAAGAAGCGGGCATAGTGAAGCTGAGCGATAAACAATTACTTAATGACCAGTATGGCCTGGAATGTAGGATTTGCAAATGTAAGCATTTTAGGGTATTATATACTCGTCGTGCCTGGGGCAATCGTTTGGTCCGCAGGCGTCAATGTCGAAATTGTGGGAAGCGGATAACCACATGGGAAAAACAAGTCGGAAAATAAATGTTTGATTTTTGCGTGTACCTAAGATATAATCATCATAGTGTGTTTTGGTGCTTAGTTTATAAGTTAACTTTGGACACGAAGGAGTTTAGTCATGTTTGATCCTAAACTTTCACAGCCTTACCTCTCAATTCGCAGCCAGTACGATGCAACATTTAACAGTCCAACGCAGGGTTTTTACAACCAGTTGTCAGGCTCGATTTATGAATTCAAATCGAGCAATACGTTGCCAAACGACATGTACAATTCCTTAAATAATATGCAGCAAAATTATGGTAATCAACTTGGAGGCTTAGAAAAGAAGTTTTAATTTAAGTCCATAGAATCTATTATATTAGATATTGAATGGTATGACGTGCCCCGCTCCGTAACATCGAGGAATGTTAACTAGTAGTTACGAAGCGGGGTATTGCTTTTATCACCCTAAGAAAATCCCTCCCAAGTTCTATATACGTAACAAAGTCACCTTCAAGGCGAAAATATATTTGCATTCGCACGGTTTACGTACGATATTTCCTACAGACAAGTAAATATGACCCAAAGACCAGGCCCGGCCAGGCCTGAGCTATGGAATTGAAAGCTGAAACCCTCCTAACCTGTGCACAGAGGTTGGGAGGGTTTTTTCTTTGGGTAGCAAGGATGCAATCATGGCGGATGAACTAAAAAATGCAATTCAGCAAAATGCCGGGGGACCGGCGGAGGCTTCCGGGGACAGCGGGTCCATGAAGCAACACAAGCTCACCGAGCAGATTGCCGCTGCCAAATTTCTCTCCAGCCAGACCGCCGCCAGCGGTAAGGGCCTGGGAATCAAGCTCAATAAGATCAAACCAGGGGGGACCGCATAAATGTTTGGAATCTTCAAAAAACGCAAATCCTCCAAATCCAAACCACCGGAAAAGCGTACCATCCGAGCCAAGTACGATGCCGCCCAAACCTCAGCGGAGAATCAGGAGCATTGGGCCAACGCGGACAGCTTAGGCCCCAACGCAGCAACCAATCCCCTGGTACGAGCTACCTTACGAAACCGATCCCGTTATGAGATTGCCAATAACACCTACGCCAAGGGGATAATCAAAACCAAGGCGAATGACGTCATCGGTACCGGTCCCAGACTGCAAATGCTCACCCAGGATGAGGACGCCAACGAGTGGATTGAAAAAGAGTTCATGCAATGGGCCCGGAAGATCAAGCTGGCACGAAAATTACGCGTCATGCGTAAAGCCTTTGACGGCGACGGTGAAACCTTTGCCATATTCATCAAGAATTCCAAAGTATCAGGTCCGGTCAAACTGGATCTACGGGTTTACGAAGCGGATCAGTGTACCACGCCGGGACAAATATTGCTGGAACAAGACGACAACAGCACGGACGGTATCGAATACGATGCGGTAGGCAATCCCCAATATTACTATTTCCTGGCCAAGCATCCGGGGGGCGAAGGCGTATCTCTTAAAAAGCAATATCGCAAAATCAACGCGGACGGCGTCATCCACTGGTACGATGAAGAGAGAGCCGGTCAGAAACGGGGGATCCCTTCCACCACTCCGGCATTACCGTTATTCGCTCAGATGAGGCGTTACACTCTGGCGGTATTGGCAGCGGCGGAAACGGCAGCGGACTTTGCCGCGGTACTCTTTACGGATTCACCTGCTGGCGGGGAAGCACAGTCAGATATCGAGCCAATGGACGTGGTGGAACTGGAAAAACGCATGGCTACCACGTTGCCGGATGGCTGGAAACTCGGGCAGATTAAAGCCGAACAACCTGCCACCACATATAGCGAATTCAAACGGGAAATTCTCAACGAAATCGCTCGTGGGGAACTCATGCCTTTTAACAAAGCTGCCGGCAATTCGTCCGGGTATAACTACTCGTCCGGTCGGTTGGACCATCAGGACTATTACAAGAGCAATCGGATCGATCAGGATGATTGCGAAATCATGGTCCTGGACCGGGTATTTGAGATGTGGATGTATCTGGCGGTGCGGATACAGAACTACATGCCGCAATCGTTACGGTTATTAGAGTGGGACCATCAATGGTTTTGGGACGGACCGGAGCATACCGATCCCCAGCGGGAAGCGAAGGCCCAGGAGACCTATCTGGAAAAC